GGGTGTTTAGGATGTAGAAAGAATACTGACTCTATAAGAGTGTGTGAGAAAATTAGAAATATATGTATTGATTGTAATTTCTACCCTAAAAATAAGTTAGAATACACCGACATCACTACTCCAATTCAATTTGTTTGTAATAATTGTGGCGATGTGTGTAAAAAAAGTTGGGCAAGTATAACTGGAAACTACTATAAGATTACTTGTGATAAATGTTATACCTCAACAAAAAGAAAGAGTCAAAGTGAATTCTACGACTTTATAAAATCCATAGAACCAGAAGCAGTCCAAAACGATAAAAATACTATAGAACCATATGAATTAGATATAGTATGTCACTCTAAAAAAGTGGCATTTGAATTCTGTGGGGTTATTTGGCACTCTTCAAAATTTAAGAATGATAGAAGTTACCATAAAAAGAAATATGATATGTGTAATGAAGTTGGTTATCGTTTGATAACTATATTTGATGATGAGTGGAAAAACAAAACAGATATATGTAAATCTAGAATAACAAGTATATTAGGTAAAAGTGGCGATAAGGTTTATGCTCGTAAATGTGAAATAGTTGAAGTTGATAGTTATTCTGCAAGGGATTTTTTTAATGCGAACCACATTCAAGGATCACCTTCGAAGTCTGGTCTTTGCTATGGGTTAAAGTATAACGGTAATATAGTATGTATGATGTCATTCGCCATTAGACATGGTAAAATAAAAAGTGGAGACTGTCAGTGGGAGTTACAAAGATATGCTGCCGTGAAGGGTTGTAATGTAACTGGTGGTGCTGGAAAACTATTAAATAACTTCATTAAAATATATAAAGATATTTCTATAGTTACATTCTCCGATAATAGATGGGGTAACAGTGAATTCTATAAAAAAATAGGATTTTTAGAAGACAAAATACTAGATGTTGACTATACTTATTGTGGTGTTGACACCCGATGGTGCCGCAAGCATAAGTTTGGATTTGATAAAAAGAAACTTGTCAAGAAGTGTATATCTTTAGGTATTCCATACACCAACGACGACACCGAGACAACTCTTTCAGAGAAACTAGGACTATATCGGATATATGACTGTGGTCATATAAGGTATATTAGAAAATAAATGATATAATATTAAAAAGGATATCATATGACCAGACAAGAAAAAGACAAACTTATAAAGTATATGTTGGAGAGTCGGAATGCTGAGATGGAGGAAGTTGAGAAGGGAATTGTCATAGCAACTATGAAGTTGGAGTCTATGTCTGGTCCTAATATGGATATTAGGATGTCTTCAGTTTTTAGAAAAAGACGGGAAGAGTTGGAAGAAGAATACGATAGACTAAAAAGCGAAATAAGCGTTTTAAACTCTGGAGAAATTCCAGAGCAAAAAAAGAAAAATGCAGTAGATGATGCTAGAAAAAATCTAAGAGAATTTGAGATTCTTGCGAAGGAGAGAAAAGATAAAATTGGTGACGGTGTTAATGAATTTAACGATAAATTGGGTCCAATGAAGGGTTGATATGAGGAAGGCTATATTTAGGAAAGTTACTGATGGTTTCATTACTCTAAAGGTTGAAGGTGTTCCTAGAAAAATAGGAAAGGGTGAGAGGTTTGTGGCATATTATGAGGTTGTCAATGGTATGCCTGGAATATCGTTTGAAAATTTTGGCGATTCTATTCAAAATACCGATGATATGATTAATTTCAATGAAAATGTTTTTACATTTGTTGGAATGCCGAGTTCAAATCAGATTAAAGAAAATGTTAAACCCCAAGATGATGGTGGTGATATCCAGATGCCGGATAATGCCAATCCCGATAAAGATTGCCCAAAATGTAATGGTAAAGGTAAATATCACTTTGGAGGATCGTTTGGGGGTCCTGGACACTGGACAATCTGTGATTGTGTTATGTTTAAAACGGAAGAAACATCTACCAGTGTAAATACCAATGTTCCCCAAGTATCGGATTTGAGGGGGTTTGATGAAGAAACTCTTAAAAGTTTAAAATCTAAAACCCCTAAAGATTGGATGCTTGTGAAAAAAGGTGAATTGAAGGAAATTATGGATAAGGCTGGTATAGATTATTCACAAGTCAAAGACGATAGAATGTGTCTATATAAGTTTCTTTTTAATATAATTAAAGATATTTCTTAATATTTCATTTGTTGTCTTCGCCTTTGATAAATAAGTGATGGAGTAATATACATGAAAGTTAATACGAGAGCATCGCTTACGGATTGGGTTTATAAAATATTAGGCGCTCCTGCCGTTAAACCACCAATAGACCCATCACAAATAGATAACCTAATAGATGAGGCTATTGATTATTATACTTTTCATGCTGGTGGTACTGGTCATGAAGAAAATTATATAGTTATTGAAACAAAACCAGTTGAATATACTCAGTTAAGTCAAGATGGTAAGTATAAATTCGAAACTAGAAATTATGAAGATCAATCTGGATTGTGTTCGGATATATCCGCTCAACCATTCTTGGTATATAAGCAAGAATACCAACTGCCAAAAAATGTATTGGCGGTTGGTGACGTAATGGCAACCACACGATCCACGAATACACAACAGTATGCCACCGAACCTATGTTAGAGAGAGGGTTTGCTCTAAACGGTCTTGGAATAATGTCCACGGGAATCGGTGGTTTACAGGGTGCTGGATTTGGATCGGTGGGAACTTCCATGTGGACTCCTGGATCATTTGGTCAATTTAATTCATTTGGTTCTAGAGGTGGTGATGGGACTCGTGGTGCTGGCGGCGGCGCCGATCTGGTCGGTTATGAACTTGGACTTCAATATCTAGAAATGATAAAACAAAGATATACTATAAAAATGGATGTTCAATTTATGGAGGAAAGTAAGAAGGTAAGATTATCTCCAGCGCCGAAAGCAGTTGGTTTAGTTATTTTACCCGTATGGTCGAGAGTTGAAGATGCTGTTTTGTTTGATAATATATGGATTAGACGATATATAGCCGCTCTTTGCATGATACAGTGTGGTAGAAATGTTTCCAAATATACTGGAATATCATTCCCGGGTGGGGCAACTGTTAATGGTGAATATTTTCTTAGAGAAGGAAGGGAAGAACGTGATAAGTTAGAAAAGGAATTGGACGATAATAGATATAATTATCCATCTAGGAGCTTTTATTTTGCCTAGTATTAACAAAAGAATTTCTGTAGAAAAAGTGGATAGTATTCTCACAGAGAGGGGAATACGAAGATTGGGGGATTTTGTTAATACATCTACTTCATTTTTAGTGGAATGTGTTCATGATTCTCATCAATGGATGTGTAGATATAGTAATTTATATATGGGAAAAGGGTGCGCAAAGTGTAAAGGTAATAATAAAAAAGATATACATACTATAAAAACTGAATTTAAAAAAAGAAATTTAACTATTATTGATGAATATATCAATATGAACGTTTCTATAAAAATTCAATGTAATAAGTGCAACCAAGTGTGGAAAAATTCACCTTCGCATATCATTAATGACAACCAAGGATGTACAAACTGTAATGTTGGTGGGAGTGAAGTAACACCATTAACCGATGTTGACTTAATTCTTTACAATAAACAATTATATCGGGTTGGTGAGTTTACTGGATGTAATGACAAAATAAAAGTATGCTGTAAAAGAGACGGATATATATGGAATGCTAGATTATCAAATCTAAAGAAAATCTCTGGTAACGGTTGTCCAAGGTGTTCCGGTAAAGAAAGATACACTAACGAAAGAGTGGACTATCTTTTGAAACATAAAACCATATATAGAATAGGTGACTATATCGGATCTAAAAGAAAGATTCTTTTCGGTTGTAAGAAGTGTGATAATAAATGGTACGCCGATCCAAGTAGGATAATAAACGATGACCGTGGGTGTCCCTGCTGCTACAAGAAATCTGAAAATAAGATAAAAGATATACTAATATCAAAGAATATAAAGTATATACCACAGTATAATATAAAAATAGACAATAAAAATGTATTCGTAGATTTTTACATAAATGAGAAAATTATAATAGAGCGTAATGGAGAGCAACATTATAAACCTATAAGATTCGGTGGTATTTCTTCAGAACACGCTGCAAAGAATTTTGAAAAGCAAAAAAATAGAGACAATTTGCTAAATGAATATTGTAAAAGTAACGGTATAAATCTGATAGTTATACCATACTGGTATAATGACAGTGATATACATAATATATTGGATACGATATGTCAATTAATAACTTAGATCAAAAGAACTTTTGGGATCAATATAAAGGGGCGATGTCGAACTCCTCGGAGTTTCAATTTTATGACGATATTGCCAATGAAATATTTAATATATATGGTGTTCCGTGTGAATGGTATCCAGTGGAGGTTGATATAACCAGTCCAATGAATAAAGTATTCGGGGAAGATCCTAACAAAAAATATCCTAGAAAGGTTATGATTACTGCGATTATTGAAGGTGGTTCTGTCCAAGAAAATGTTTTGTTTAACCAATATGGTATGACGAATAAAGTAGAATTCACCATGCATCTCCACCATCAATCATTTAGAGATATTGTTGGCAGGAAACCTCTTCCATCTGATCAATTTACTTTCGTAAAAGATATAACGAATCAGGTCTTTGAAGTTATGCATGTAACCGAATCTACTCTTGGTGTTCAGGGTAACATTTTCGGACATAGAACAACATATACCATCATTGCTAAGGAGCGTGAGATATCTCCCGCTGAGATTGGTGATGGTGAAAGATATGGACATACTGATAGCGAGGGCAATGTGCTTCCAAACTCTCCAGCGGACTTGATAAATGTTGATGGTGAAATAAAAGAGAAATATAAGGTCCCAGGTCTTACTAAAGACAATAAAGGCGGATCGTATCATGGTGATAACGATGCTATTCAGCACATAGCAGATGGAGTTGATGAGAATGGAAATCCAGTGATGCCCGGTGGTCGTGGTATAATAAGTAGAAGTGGTAAGGATAAAATGGATTGGGGACATTGGTGAAATTATCTAATATTAGGAGACAATAAAAGTGTATTCTTACTTCTTTAATAATGTTATATTAACGCATGTCACGTCCTTTGCAGATATTTTCAATGAAATGTCCGTTATAAATTACGATAAGGATGGGAAGGCGATTGGGTGGAAACCCGTACCGGTAACACTTGCACCAAAAGAGAAAGTCGTATCCGAGTTAATGGCGGACCCGTCCACACCAGATAAAAATCCTCCAAACTATCTACCTCGAATGTCTATAACTTGGAATGGGATATCAAGAAATCAAGAGCGGCAAAGGGGACAATTAGAAAAAAGAAGAGTTTTGGTTGATTATGAATCACAGGAAGATCCATATATTATTATGGATATGCAAACGGTTCCATATGATTTAAATATAGAGTTGACTCTATGGACGAAGTATATGTCAGACATGGCACAACTTTTAGAAAATATACTTCCATTTTTCAATCCCGAGGCACCAGTATCTCTCTACGAACGTGGTGTTGGTAGCGAGCGTCAGGTCAAGGTTGTTCTCGAATCAGTTACTCCTAATTTCGTAGTTGAATTGTCCGACCCTGACAGAAGGGTTCTCCAATGTAATTTGGGATTCCGAATGGAGTGTAACTTTTATAAACCGCAACTCCCAATATCCAAACCCATCAAAAGAATCAGCACTCGTATTGGTATGGATATTACCAAACGAGGCGCCCCCGAACCAACGGTGGAGGGTTCGGAGGTATCGGTCGTATCTCTCCCAGATGTGTCTGGGTCTTCAAATTATCTAGACATGGATGCTAAGATATGGAGTTATAAAGTTCAATTTGATAATAATATGAATGAATATATGGGTTGGCAATATAGAGATGGGTTGTCTTCGAATCAACCCGTTACTGGAAAAAACCCAAATCCACAAAATCCAAACGAAATACAACAACCAAATTACCTATATGGTATACCGGATGCCGATATACAAAGGGGTTTGGATAATGAAAATAATAATAGGTGAAATCTATGGGAAAAATATCAAAAGATAAAATAGATTCAATTCTGGATATATCCGATACGATGAAAGATTTTGATTCCAGTCCTTCTACTAAAACATTGCAAAGCATGAAAGAAGAAGAAGCTAGAAAAAGATATTTAGAACGTAAAGAAGAATCCGACAAAGTACGGGCAAATCTCGAAAAGGTTAAAGATCTTGGTGATGAGCGATTTATTAAAGAGGCGCTTAAGGAAATTACAACCATCGGTTTGACTTCTTTGAGACAGATGCAAGACGAGATGACATTGGATCCAACGGGTCGAATGGGCGAATGTATGTCCGCTATGGCAAATGCTGTGACCGCTGCTGTAAAACAACTTGGTGATGTTGAAAATGATAAAACCAAATTATCTCTAGAAAAAAGAAAAGTTGACTTGAAAGAAAAATCTGCCACCGCAGGACTACCAAATGGAAATGGTGCTGGTAATGTTTTGATAATAGGTTCAATGTCGGATGCTCTAAAAGCTATCAGACAACAGGGGTTTGATAATATGAAAGAAGTTCAGGTCGAAGTTGATAAAGAGATTGTGAATAAGGAGTCACCTGGGACTTTATTCAAAGAAGATAGTTAAAAATCCAGAGTATATCATTGAATAATTTTGGAATTTAGTATAAATATGGTATATGAAATATACTATGAAAACGTCGGAAGTTGCTGAATATTGTAATGTGAAATCTCAGAATGTTGATTATTGGCGTAAAGTAAAAAAGTTATCATTTATAAAAATTGACAACACTTTCTACTTCAATAAAGACGAAGTGGATAAACTAATTGCTGATAAAAACAACAAAAACGAACAAATAAACCGCAAGATAAAAGAACATCTTTCAAATGGAATAGTGTGTTTACACTGTCAGAAAAAAACGCCATATACAGGGTATAAAGTATTTGTTAGTAACCATTTAATAAAAGAACATAATTTAAATGGTAAACAATACTATGATATGTATCTTATTAAAGATAATGAGAATGTATGTGCTGAATGTGGGAAAGAAAAGGGGTTTATTAGTATATCTAAAGGATATCACGAATATTGTAGCGATTTAAATTGCAGGATGAATAATAAAGATATAAAAGATAGTATAATGAAAACAAAAATGGAGAAATATGGCGACTGTAATTATGTTAATATTGAAAAGGCAAAAGAAACTAAATTAAATAAGTATGGTGATAAAAACTTTACAAACCGTGAAAGGTTTAAGAAAACTTGGTCATTGAAGAGTGAAGAAGAAGTTATAAAACTTAGAAAAAATACCATAGAATCCAAGAAGAAAAAATACATTAAATTTTTAGAAGAAACTCTTCCGCACTTTAATTGTGAAATAGACGCATACCAAAGTGAAAATATATCTATAAAATGCAAAGATTGCCAATCAATATCAGAATATAGCACCAAACACATAGGAAATAGAATAAAGAGAAACATACCGCTTTGTTTGACTTGCCACCCGCTCCAGTCATCGGTTTCATCATATGAAAAGGAAATAATAGAATATATAAAATCATTTTATGATGGAGATATACAATCTAATGTTAGAGATATCATTGGAAAAGAGATAGATATTTTCATTCCGGAAAAGAGAATAGGAATAGAATTCAACGGAGTATTTTGGCACAACTCCGAATCAAAGACAAATTCATACCACCTAGATAAGACACTTAAATGTGCCGATAAAAACATAAGATTAATACATCTATTTGAAGATGAGTGGATACACAAAAAAGACATTATAAAATATAAAATAAGAAATATATTGGGATATACCAGTTCAAAAATATTTGCTAGGAAATGTGAAATACATTTAGTTGAAGATATTAAAGCACAAAAGGATTTTTACGAACAAAATCATATTCAGGGGTGGACGTTTTCAAAAGTTTCTTATGGATTATATTACGATAAAGTTCTGGTGGCTTTAATGTCTTTCTCAAATGTAGTCAAGAGAAAAAAGTATGAATGGGAGTTGGTCAGATATGCAACTGTTAGGGACTCGATTGTAACTGGTGGAGCATCCAAACTACTTAAACATTTCATTAATGTTCATAATCCAAAAAATATAGTTTCATATGCCGACTACTCTTTTTCAGATGGCAATTTGTATGATGTGCTTGGATTTAAAAATGATGGTGTATCGCCTCCTAGCTACTTTTATGTTGATAAGACATCTCTTATAAGATACCATAGATTTGGATTCAGAAAAGATGCCCTCAAGAAAAAGAACATGATTGAGGACGGTGAAACTGAAGAAATGGCTATGAGTAGAAGTAATTACTATAAAATATATGATTGTGGTAAAATAAGATATATTTGGGAGAATATTAATGCCAATTCAGTATGATGATAGATATATTGTTAAGCCGGGTAGGCAAATACAGTTTACAGCTCATATGTTGCAAGAATTGGCAAGGTGTGCTTCTGATATTACGTATTTTGCTGAAAAGTATTACACGATTATTCATCCCGTTAGAGGTGAAGAGGTAATAAACCTATTTCCATTCCAACGAGAGATGTTGGAAAATATGAGGAATAACCGTCAGAATCTTATTATGGCAGCACGACAATTAGGTAAATGTGTTCATTTTGACACTATTGTAGAAATAATGAACAAAGAAACCGGTGAGGTGACTAAAATGAAGATAGGGGATTTCTTTGAAAAAATAAAGGTTGAATAAACTCGTTTCCCTATATGATAAGCGGGTATAAATACTTATAATAGGAGATGTTTATGACAGAGTTTATCTTGTGTAAAGAATGCAACAAAGAAGTTCCTAAATCTTCTTTTAATCAACATCTTTTATCAAAACATCAAATGAAAATGGTAGAATATAAGATAAAACATGAAGGTGTCGAAACTATTGCATGTGATATTTGTGGAGAAATGTTTTTATCTAAAAGAGTTTTATCGGAACATAAAGCAAAGGTTCATGGAATGAAAACTCAATCCCAAATTGATAAGGAAAATCGTGATCAAAAACCACGAGACATAAAATGTGAAATTTGTGGCGAAACATTTGTTGGGAGAAACTGGTTATCAAGGCACCTTTCTAAAAATCATGATATAACTCCAAAAGATTATTATGTTAAATATATAATAAAAGATAAAAGTGAAATGCGTTGCAAAGAATGTGGAAACGAAACCGGTTTTAGATTTGACACCGGGTTTCATGATTTTTGTAGTTTCTCGTGTTCTACAACATGGTATTCCAAGAATACTAATAGAGTAAAAAAAGCAATGGAAACTGTATCTAAAAAGAAAAAACAAGACCCTACTTTTTCACTCAATCCATCTCAACTGGAATACTGGATAAGTAAAGGATATGGCGAAGAAGAAGCAAAACAAAAAAGAAAAGAAAGACAACGAACATTCACTAAAGAGAATCTGATAGAAAAACATGGGAAAATTGAAGGATTGAAGATTTGGGAAGATAGGCAGAAAAGGTGGCAGCAAACCTTACTAAGTAAACCCGTGGAAGAAATAGAAAGAATACAAAGAGCAAAAATGGGGAATGGTAGGGGTTATTCTAAAATATCGCAAAGTTTATTCATTGATATTGATAAACGTATATCTAATCTAAATGTAAAAACATATTACGCCACAAAACCAAACTGCGAAATAGTTTCTTTGAACGATAATTATGAATTTATGACAACGAGTGTAGATCGGCAGAGTTGTTTTTTCTTAGACTTCTACGTTCCTTCTATAAACTATTGTGTTGAGTTCGATGGTGATTATTGGCACGGTGAGAAGCGTGGGAATAAAGAAAGAGACAACATAAGAGAATTAAAAATAAAAGAAAACAACCCTGGGATAACAATAATTCACGTTTTGGAGAGAGATTATAAACAAAATCCTGATAAAGTTGTAGAAACTATTGCATGTGATATAATAAATAGGATAAAAAATGCAGAAACTAAAAAAGTTTGAAGAAATTTATAGTGTTCCCGAGAAATACTTGATAAAATCTCCCGAGGGGTTTGTACCTATAAGTAAAGTAATGAAAACCGAAAAATATGAATGTTGGTATCTGGAACTTGAAAATGGGGACAGTCTAAAAGGCGCCGATGAGCATATAGTTTATAAAAAAGTAAATGAAACCGAGACGCAAGAAGTTTGGTTAAAAGATGTTTGTATTGGTGATGAAATTAAAACCGATACAGGGTTTCATAAATGTATAAAATGCGATAATCTTGGTTATGAAGATAATATGTATGATGTGGAAGTAAGCACTGACAGTCATCAATACTACGCTAATAATATAGTATCTCACAATACAACCTGCGCATCTATATATCTTCTTTGGTTTGCTATATTTAACCCTTCCAAGACGATTGCTATTCTTGCTAACAAACAATCAACCGCCATTGGTATCGTGGATGATATAAAGAAGGGTTATGAAATGTTACCCGCCTGGCTAAAACCGGGAGTTAAAAAATACGATCAATTGGAAATGAAATTTGAGAATGAGAGTAGAATTTTTGCAAGAGCAACATCGCCAGATGCTATAAGAGGCGAATCTATATCTTTGTTGTTTCTCGACGAGTTTGCGTTCGTCGCTGAAAATATAGCAGAGCAATTTTGGGTAGCAAATTATCCCACTCTTTCATGTTTACCAAAGGACACTATGGTTCTCACAAAAGATGGATATCGTGAGATAGGTGACTATATACCAATTAATTGTAAAAAGGGAGATTATTTTGAAACAAAAAATCTCTCAGTGTGGGGAAAAAATGGAATGGAGGATGTCAGTCATTTTTATGTATCTCCTGACTCCGAAACAAAAATAATAGAAACTGAATATGGATTTATACATGAATCTACATTAAATCATCCAATAATGACTCTTAACAATAACGGTGTCGGGATGGTGAAAAGTAAAGATTTAAAAGTTGGTGATTCTGTAAGAGTTGACTTAGGTATGAATATATATGGTAGTTTTAAAGAAATAAATTATCATGATAACGGTGTTTACCCTAATAACAGGAAATACAATTTAAATATACCAAGTTTAACAAATGACATCATGTATATGTTGGGTGGATATATTGGTGAGGGATGGGTATCACAAAATAGGATACTTATATCAAATTCTGATAATGAGTTTAGAGATGTTTATTTAAACAGTCCACATTTAAAGTTCGAAGTAATAAAAAAATCAATAAAACTATCTTCTGATAATGCAACTTATAGATTTTTTAAACATCTTCTCGGTGATGTTGCTGAAAAGAAATGTGATACCAAATATATCCCAAAGATAGTGTTTACTGTGCCGAAGGAACTACAGCAGCAATTTATAGCAGGATATATAGACGCTGATGGGCATGTTAATAAGCATGGAGACACGACTATATCATCGACTTCCAGAAAAATTCTGTCTGGAATACAACTACTCCTAATAAACATGGGAATAGTTTCCATAATCAGAAGAAACAAAATAGATAAATCTAAAAAGATAGGTAAGTATATATTACCACAAGGAACCGTATTAAAATCCCTAAAAGATTCTTATATTTTAACCATATCACGGTGTTATGCCGGTGAATTGAAGAATTTCGGACTTCGTATCCATCGTAAGTTAAACAGACTCATTTGTGTTAACATAAAAGAAAACAATAAAAATAAACAAGAATATATACCATCCAATGATTATGTTATCAATGCCATAAAATTATCAATTCAAGAGAGTGGTAAGAATGCTTATTGGTTCAGAAGACATGGTGTTAGGGTTGAAAAAATTCTAAATGGAAATACAAAAAATATACCCATCGATACCCTGCAAAAAATATCAAATTTAACAGGAAGTGGGTATTTAAGAGAATTTGTGGATAATAAGTGTGTTTATCTGAGAGTAAAGAATATAAGTAGTGGATTCTGTGATACTTATGATTTTACTTGTCCAAAAACACATACTTTCCTCCAAAATGGAATATTAGGAAGTAACACTGGAGGTAATATCGTAGTAGTATCAACCCCAAACGGAACCGCTGGTAAATTCTACGAGTTATGGAAGAACGCTACCTCTGCAAAAAATACTTCGTGGAAGACCATGAAAATCCCTTGGAGCGCCCACCCTGATCGCGATGAGTCTTGGAAAGAAACACAGATACAGGCAATAGGCAAAGTAAAATTCGCTCAAGAATATTCATGTGCGTTTTCTGGATCCTCATACACACTTATAGACGGTGAGGTGTTGGAGAATATGAAAACCATAGATCCACCATTCTATCCGGAAGAGGGATTTTATGTGTGGAAGAAACCCGCCCCAAATAGAATATATTTGGTATCTTGTGACGTTGCTAAAGGCGCTAATACTGACTATCATGTTGCAAATGTGTATGATGCCACTGATTGGCACACTAAACAAACATATGAACAGGTGGCATTGTTCCGTAGAAACGATATATCTGTTTTTGACTTTAAAGATAAAATATTAGAGATATGTAAAAAATACAATAACGCGGTTGTTATTATAGAAAATAATCATCTTGGGCACACCGTTGTCCACAATATCTATTATGAAGATGGTTATGATAATACTTGGTACGATTATGACAAAGGTGAATATGGGGTAAACGCATCTGTTAAAACGAAACCTTTGGCGTTATCTTATTTTAAAGATGATATTGAAACTAAAAAGATGATAATAAATTCTTCCGATATGGTTACTGAACTTTCTTATTTTGAAGAAGTGAAGACTGGTGTATTCCAGGCAAGACAGGGTAGAAATTTTCACGATGATATTGTGGCATCTGGATATTGGGCAGCATATGCGCTTAGGTCTAAATATTGGGAAGACCATTTACATTTCATGCTCAGTAAAAATGTTCAAACTGCTCATTTGAATGATGAACAGCAAAATGATGAAGAAGTTATGCAAACATTTATGAAATCGTTTGGTGCTTCTGCTGATTTAGATTCGGAAATACAGCACTTTAGGGATAGTTTGGGAAGGGGATGATATAAATAATATTGAATGCTTTAAAAAAGTATTAGAAACTTAGAAAACACTTATAAATACTTATAGAGTTAAAAAGGAGCACAATATGGCTGGATCAGCAAACCTTTCCCCTGGTGTAGATGTAATCGAACGCGATGTTTCGCTTCGCATTCCCACCGTCACATCGTCCACGGGTGCCATTGTTGTTGCATCCGGTCGTGGACCTTTGAATGTAAGAACCCTCATTAATACTGAGAAGGACTATGTTGACACATTCGGTGAACCTGATGATGTTAATTATAGGCATTTCTTCACCGCTAAAGCGTTCCTTGAGGGATCTAGTCAACTTTATGTTGTTCGTGTTGAGAATGAAGATACACTATGCTCAGGTTTGACAATAGGTTTGTCTGGTGGAACAACGGTTTCCGAATGGGCAACCCCACTTGAAGCTAAATATTTCCCAGCAACATATGATAACATTCCAGATACAACTCCCCTCGCTTTAGATGGTGGAGTTCCTTTCTTCGGAAATGGTGGAACTGATCAAACCGCTCAAGACATTGCAAGAAATAATGAGACTTTCCATATATTCGGAGTCGGTGCGGGTCCTTATTATGATGGGGTTCAGGTTGCAGTTGTAAACGCTGAAGATTATCAGACCCTTTTGACCTTTAAATCAGAACTTGCTCAAGCGGCAACTTCTCAGGAAACACAAGCTATAATCTATAAGTATTACTATGGAAATGCTCCAGGTACTACTTCAGGCGATCCTGGTTATGAAGTTTGGGGTGGAGTAACACCCCCACCATCATCGAATCCAATATTTACTGATACCGGTGATTATCTAATAGGAAGTATTCTTCGTGATGAGTTGATATTCACTCCATCGGAAACACCAACTGGTGAATGGGATGTTGACAGCGGTCGCCTTGCTGAGTGGACAGCATTTGAATATGGTCCTGAAATAACCGCTGAGAAAGATGAATTTGTTTTGTTTGTTTACGCTGATGGTACTCTACAAGAGAAGTATCTTTGCTCTAAATTGAAAGACAAGCGTGATGGTCAGGGCAATAAGATGTTCGGGCCTGAATTGGTAAATGGCAATTCAAATTACATTTACTTCTTCATTGGATATAGCGAAGAATCTGCCGCTGGTTATGATATATTCTCAACTGGCGTCCGCACCCTCGCTGGCGCCGACACTCTCACCGAAAATCTCTTTGACCTTGTTGGTGAAATTGAACTCGGATGGAGAACCTTCTTCACTAATAAGGAAGAAATTGAAGTTGATATTCTCTTAGACCCAGATTATCCAACTATATTGAAGCGTTCACTTGATGATATTTGTAAGAATGTTAGAAAAGATTGCATGGCACTTCTCAACGTTCCAGTTAGTAAGATGATAAATGTCACAAATGCCAAACCAGTTGCCAGAGTTTATACAAATATGGCAAACTATATCAATACCGAGTTGAATATCAATTCTTCTTATTCCGCTATATACGGACAGTATTTTGAGATATTCGATTTCTATAATGAGAAGTTCCGCTGGGTTCCATCGACTGGATATGTCGGCGCAATCATCGCTCGTGTTGACTTCCAATACGATCCATGGTGGGCACCTGCTGGTTTGAATCGTGGTGTTATCTCTGGAATCAATAGAGTAGCTCTTAATCCAACAAAGGCACATAGAGATATACTTTACTATAACAGAATAAACCCAATTCCAAACTTTGTTGGACAGGGTGTTGTTATATGGGGTCAGAAGACACTTCAAGCTAAACCAAGTGCTTTCGATAGAATAAACGTTCGTCGCCTGTTCCTACACATGGAGCGTTCGATAGAAAAGTTGGCAAGATACTTCCTCTTTGAGTTTAATGATGATATAACAAGAGCCAGATTCTCTGGACTTGTTAATGGATTCCTTGCTGAAATAAAGGCCCGTCGTGGTGTAACTGATTATCTCGTTGTTGCAGATGGTACAAACAACACCCCTGATGTGATAGATAGAAATGAATTCGTTGCTGAGATATTGGTCAAACCAAATCGTGTCATAGAATTTATAAAACTCATATTCACCGCAGTTGGAACCGGTACTAGCTTCTCGGAAGTTGTTGGTAAGGGCTGAAACGGATAAATTAATTTATAACAGATAGGAGATACATATGCCATTCCCAACAGGAAATAGAAATCTTTATAACTTCAGAACCATAATAGGTGATCACTCAAGAGCTCACCTATTTCAAGTGAATATACCCGCTATCGGTTCTGATCCTATTGAAATGTCTTGTTTCGCCAGAACTACAAAGCTTCCACAGTATAGCATCCAAACGACTGATATAGCGTTTCAGGGTCTAAATTACAAAGTCGCCACCTCCGCAGAAATGGGTGGCGATTGGGAATGTGAATTCCTCCTGGATGACGCTCATGAAATCAGATTGAGATTCTTACAGTGGATGGGTTCTGTTTACGATCCAGAGCGTCAAGTTGCAGGTTCACCACTATTCTATAAGTCTGATAACGTCACTGTTTCACAGTTAAACCGTATCGGTGAACCCGTATTCGTTTATCAGTTTGTAGGACTCTTCCCAAAGACAGTTGGTGAAATTGCTCTCGACCATGGAAATCAGGATCCTGAGAAATTCACCGTAACATTCTCATATGATTACTTTGCTGTTCGTGCTGGAGCCGGTGCTAAGACTGGATCTATCCCAACCGCAATCAGTCCAGATATTCCGTTCATGGGTGAGAACTTCATTGTTGGTGCCAGCACTGGTGGTCTTCTAAGAACCCTTGGTCTTTGATAGATACCGTACTTCTTAAGTGAAGGGTAATAATTAATGCCTTTAATTTCTGTTACAAGTAGCAGCTCAACCCCCTCCGCACCTGGAGGGGGTTTTGGTTCATCCATTCCTGGAGCATCTGCTTTAAAGGCAGCCGGAATATCTGTTCCATCGCTACCCGGTGCAGCATCATCGGCATCAAGTAACGGCGTCAATCTAAAAGTTTTTAGAGACAAGATAGGTGATTTTTCAAGATCATATCTATTTCAAATATCTATTCCACCCATAGATGATGATTCGCAATCGCTGACAATGTTGGCGGAATCTACAATACTTCCATCATATAAATTAGAGGATAAATCCTTTGAGTTCCAGGGAGTCAAGTATAAAATGGCGGGAAATGCCGCCTTTGACGATTGGAATGTTACATTTCTATGCGATGAGTATCATAAAGTAAGGCATAAATTTTTAGCTTGGCAATCGTTAATATATGATCCAATAAGACAAATACCATATACTTCGGGTTCTTATAAAAAGAATGGAATCCAGGTCTTACAATTATCAAGAGATGGTGATATTGTTAGTGGATTTGAATTCTTTGGTCTTTACCCGTCGCAAGTTGGTGAGGTTCAACTTAGTCATTCCAATATGGATGTTGGAAAATTCACCGTAACATTTGCTTATGATTACTTTATAGTAAACACCGAATACTCCAGTGGTAAGTCACCAGAATTTGCAAAACTGGACGCTACGGGATATTCATATGCGAAAAAAAGCGACGAATCATATGCTACAAAAGTTAATGATGCAAAAATAAATATTAACGATGGTTTACTAAAAGATAAAGCTGGGAATCCTGATAAAGATTACAGCGGTGGTTCGGCTCTATCTGATGCGCCAAAGGCTCTATCTAATGCTCTTGGTGGTGCTGGATCGGCACTTGGAAACGCTTTAAAATCCGCAGTATCCAGCGTAATCCCCGCCATTCCGGGTGTAACTGGCGGTGGTGATATTAATAAAAACCCAGGTTTACTAAAAGATAAAGCTGGGAATGCCGACCAAGACTACAACGGTCGTGGGAATACTTTACCATCCCCACTTGGGTTTCTTCAGGACCAAATAAAGAAACTAAATCCGTTTGGTAGAAATGGTGATATTAACACCACTGACGCCTGGACATTCATGGATGCTTTAAACTGGATGAATTTTAGATATTCTCCACCTTTAAGGTATAGATCTGGTTCTTCGAATAGCATCAATAGGCGCCGAGCGCCTAATATAAAAAGACCATATGATTGGTTATCAACGAAGAAATAATAATAAAAATACATTTTAAGATGCTATAATAATTATATAGGAGATATGATATGTCAGACGACAAAGCATCGTTTAATTTTTCTGATTTGAAGAAATTGTATGCCACCCCAAGCGCAGATGAAATGGCAATAGACCTTTGTTACACTGGTAATAAAGCATTTGTTAAACCGATGAAGGTTAGAGATAAGAAAGATATTCTTAAGTCTATAGAATCTAAAGACGAGAAACTTATTCAGAGGGTTTTTGACGAGATTATAGAGAAATATGTGACATTGGATGGTGATCGTAGCACAGACGATTTAACTGTCCAGGAAAGGTATCAAATTCTCGTGTCTATAAGAAGGGCCGCTGCTGGCGATACCGCAAAACTTGCCCACCAGTGCCCAAGTTGCGAACATGTTAACAAAGACATACCATTTAATATGGAAAATATAGTAACAAAAAACTATGAATGTCCTGAAGACCAATCTACAATTGAGGTTGCAAACGGTAACATAAAGGTTATTTTAGGACCAATTAGGCGCTCTGATGAGCGTAAGTTGGAAAAGATTATCTTCGATAAGAAAATAACATTAGTGTCTGAGAGACAGTTCACCATGATGGCGGGTTATATTAATAAAATATTCATATCTCAGAACGATATAATAGCAGAAGTTCCAATGAAAATAGAAGAAAAGATAGATTTCTTTGAGAATTTGAGAGCCAGTGACTTGGAAAAGATAACCGATTATATAAGGAACACTGAGTTTGGAGTCAAACTTCCATTCAAATTTAAGTGTGAGAAGTGTGGACATACTGCCGACGAGGAGGCAAATGTGGCAGTTTTTTTTATCAGTTAATGCAGATGAGCGCCTATCAACAGGTGCTCAATGATATTGCCGAAATTCTAATTTATTCTTCGCCTTCTATAAATATATGGGAGGCTGAAGAATTATCTTGTGTAGAGTTCGAGTATTATAAAAAGATTTTCAAAGAGAAGTTTGAGAAAGAAATCGAAAACAAGAATGAATTCATCAAGAACACCTTTGAGTTTGCTAAGAAGGCAGTTGAGATTATATGCAAGACTATAGCAAATGTTTGGGGCGGGGGTCTGGGCGGTTTGAATTCACCTATTAGGAAGTAAAGCAATATGGCAGACGGGATAGACATGGCAATGGCTATGAAATTAGTTCATAGCAGTAATTCTAAAAGACAAGAGGATAAAAAAGATCCTCTTGTAAAAGATGTCATTTCGCAAGTAGGAATTTTGGGAAAAAAGATAGAAGAATCTAAAGAATATATTGTTAAAAATAATGATGAAAAAACAAATTCCCTCAAAAAAGAAATATTGGATATTAAGCAGAATTTAAAAAGTTTACATATTACAGATGATATATTAGAATCAAATTCCGATACCCAGGATTTGGTAGAAGAAGTTGCTAAAAATACTACAAATAATATAAATCAATCAAGTGGTATCATAAGCAGTCTGATAAACATTGTTAGAAACAAAAAAGAAAAAAACGAAGATGAATCTTCCGACTCTGAAGAAGATGATATACTTATTAGTATGTCAGGTGGAATAAGAAACACTGTAACAAAGACATATACTGAAATAAAGAATATAATAAACTATTTAAAGTTTATTCATTATGATATTTTACAGATTCATGGATTCCATTTTCAAAATATATTATCAAATATAATTTTTTTGAAAAATCTAACAATAGATTTTAAACGTGATGTTGCTGAAAACAATCAAGCAATCAATAGCGACCTTGAGAATATATCAAGTCAAAATTTAAAGACAACATCAAATGTTAGCGATATTGTTCCGTCTTTAAGTGAAGATTTTAAAGAATTAAACAGTAAAAATTCCGATGCATTTATTAATAACATTCCAACACCGGTTGTTGATGCTACTAAAATAAATTTACCAGAACCGATAGTTAACTTACCAGAACCTATAGTTAATGTTCCAGCACCCGTTGTCGATGCTACTAAAATAAACTTGCCGGAACCTATAGTTAATGTTCCAACTCCAGTAGTCAATTTTTCTGCCCCACCTGTAGATTTGTCAAAGATGAATCCTATATCGGAAATGGTAAATTCTATTTTAGACGAAATCTTTAAGTATGTTTATATGGGTTATGTAGAGTTGTTAAGTATTAAAAATCATATATTTTCTTTAAACAATAAGAATGACGATGGTGATCATTTTATTGATGAGATGTTAAAGAATAATAATATTGTCAATTCAATGATTTCAAAAATTTCCAATCAAAGTCTATCAAAAGAAGACACGATGGAATTGCTTAACAAACTATCAGATGAACAGTTTGAAATATTAACCAAGATGGATAATTTGCCGGATCATGTGGGTGATTGTGTATCCGATATTCAAAGACACCAAAAACTTTCCGAATTTCGTATTGGTCAAAAGTTATTAGGAGTAGAAAATAAACTCTTATCATTTGATCAAAATATAAAGAAAAGATTTAAATCACTGGTAAACTTTGTTTCTAACCCATTAGGGTTCATTAAAACAATATTTACCACAGTGGGTAGAATAATTAGTTTAATGTGGAAAACTATAATACCGACATTAGTAAGTCTTGCTGTTACTTTCTTTATGACCGTCTTACCGGTTATTCTTATGGTTTTGGGAATAGTTATATTAACTGTTATAACGTTATTCTTAGTGTGGAAACACTTTGGTAAATATATAAAACAGTTTTGGGATTTTATTAAGGAGCATGTTGTTAATTATATAGTAATGGTGTGGAATATTCTTAAAGAGGTTGTTTTTTGGATATGGGACACTGTTAAATTCGTATGGGGTGTGCTCGTAGATGTTTATGATTTTATTGATGCTATTTTCAGTGGGGACTTTACAGGTGCTATGAAGATAGTATCAAGACTTATGGATAGGATTGTTAGTTATATATCATCAACGTTTGAAACTATATTTAATATATTTCAACACTTCGGGGACTTTTTATCCAAACTCCCCATAATAGGACCTGTATTTAAATTCCTATTTGATATTCTCATGCCTTTTATGAGATTCTTCATAGAAGCGTTTAAGTGGACATATTCATTCATCAAAGATGGTATATCCGTTATATGGGACAATTTTAAAGATGCGATAAGTTTGATAAAAGCTATTTTCAGTGGTGATTTTAGTGGGGCAATGGTTATAGTTTCCAATATGTTTGATAGAATTGTTAATTTCTTAGTTGAGAAAATTATTAGTGTTTTAATAATTTTGCAAGATTTGGGCAATAGTCTGATGATACCAATTTCTTGGTTGTGGGATTCTTTCAAAGTCGCATGGGATTACTATTCCAAAATAATATCTGAAGTATATGATTGGATTATTGGTATATTTAAGATAGGATGGGATAGTGTTAAATTGGTTATTGATGGCATATGGGCAAGCTTACAGAAGGTGTTTAATTTTATAACCGATATACCTGGAAAGTTACTCGGTGGTGTTAAGGATGTCGTAGGTGGTCTTGGTAAAGCGTTGAATCCATTTAATTGGTTTGCTGATGGTGGTATTGTAACCGGTCCCACCCAGGCGGTTATAGGTGAAGCGGGACCTGAGGCAGTTCTTCCCCTCAGTGGTAGCGGTAATAATACGCTCATGGGGGTTCTTAATAGTTTCTTTGATACATTTTTACCATTCTTCAAACCGCTTATAACATTTTTATGGGATAACTTTAAACCATACTTACCCATAATGCAATCTGTTATGGATGCGATATATTCAGTAGTATATTCCATAATATCAGGTCTTTCCAATTTACCACAGTGGTTGGGTGGTGGGATATTCGCAGACATGTTATCAAAAATGACATCTCCATCTGGAGGTGGATCTGGTGGAAAATCGGTGTCGGCGGTTGATAATGCTGCTTTTGTCAGTTTGATAAGCGGTGAGATTGGTGATATGCCAATGTTAAGTGTTGTTGGTAAAGATAAAGCACAAATAACCACATTGGATGTTTCAAAGGGACCAATTGTTAATCCAACCTTCAAGGATGTTAAAGACTTCGTTTCGGGATCGTCTGAGAAAATGGAAGTTCCGGAATTTGCTCGTTCGTTGCAAAATGGAATTGAATCAATTCATAAAGGTATTGAAACTTTATCAAGTAAGATAGATGAAGTAGGTAAATCTATAGGAAATATTGGTGGTGATGGTGGCGGTAGTGTGCAACCCGCAAACGATACGCAATTTGAAATGCTCAAATTCATAAGTAGGTCAAACTTTAATGGGAGTAGAATATGAGTGAGAACACTTTTAGCACCGCCAAATCGCTCAAAGCGGATTTAATGGTCCCAAGTATAGCGGCGTGTAATGCTTTTGGTATAAATCGCACAGGGTCTAAGAAAATAACGGAAACATCTTCCTTCTTAAAAGGTCCACAGTTTAAAGGTATAAAGGTCGCAACGCCAGAGCCAACAGAATATGAAAATGTTGTAGAAGAAGTTATATTGGAATTTATTGGAAATAAACCGGTATCTATCAAACCCAAGACTGAGGGTGGGATAGTAAAGATGGAAATAGAGCAGAAAGAAATACAAAAGAATCTCTATACCATTAGAATAGCACCATCCACGACTGATTGGTTGAAATTCAATTTCGCTCATGAGTGGGGTGAGGGTGATGGTATTGTATCCAGAATATTAGATACCGTGGCTAGTCTTGTTGATACTGCGAGTGGTTTGGTAAACACCGCTCAAAATGCCGGAGCTGCTGCTGGTATGGGAACCCCACAATCTAGAAAAAAGGTAACATTGGATAAGCAAGATACTTATCAAAAGACCGATAAAGTTTCTTTTAAGTTGCCATTTATTTTATTTAGTGCTGGAACTCCGACTAATGGAAATAAAAATCCAATAGAACAGTGGGTGGAGGATGTTTATGCCCCACTTTTAACCATAACGGCGTGGTCACATCCTAAGAGGGCAACTGGTATTATCGGTGGAAAAGACGCTTCAAATCTTGGCGTTGGTGATTTAGCGTCCGCCGCTGGTGGGGGTGGTGGAGGTGGAGGTGGTGCTGGTGGGGGGTTACAAGAAGAGGCTATAAAAATGCTTTCATCATATCCGGGAATGAGAGTTGCTATATCAGAACCTCCGAGTTATGTTAGAGTTACCCATTCTTCTGGATTTTTCCAGTATAATGTATGCGCCATAACAAATTTTAGTTACTCTTTTGAAGGTCCCTGGGTTAAAGCATACTCACTCGTACCACCTACCCAAAAAATAACAGACCAAGAGAGACAACTGTTGGATGTAACAATACCAATGGTGGCGAGATGTGAGTTGGAGATAAAGGTAATTGAAAAAATGTATGCTGACGATTGGATAGCAATGTTTGAGCAATCGCCGCTCCTCGCCGCTCGTGGCGGCGGCGGGGTGTCCAGTGGCATCGTCAATGTTCTAAAAACCCGTGTATGATAGGTAAAGGAATAATGTATGCCATATGAGCAAATACTTTCTGCGAATAGTTTTACAAATCTATTTCCTAAAATATACTATGATAAGACGGAAGTATCTTCGCCAATATTAGATATCTGGAGAAATTATAGAACTGTTGTTTTCCCAGATGATTCTTCTGGTAATTGTTTTATCTACCATCCAGTTTCACCAAAAGACACTTTATACTCCATTTCCGAAAGATATTATGGAACAATAGAGTTATGGTGGTTGGTTCCTCTTGTAAACGATTACCCGGATCCTTCAACTTTCTTGGATTCGGTTTTAAATGGCGAACATCCAGGCGGCCCAAGTAAAAATAAAACAATTAAAATAATAAAAGATATATACCTCCCACAAATAAAGAAAGATATGATATTTTATAAATCTGTTTTCGATAAAATAAACTTGACAGAGGGCGATAATGTCTAGTAATGTTTCACCATTTGAGGCGGTAAATAATTGCGGGTATACCGTTGGGATTGCAAGAGTCAGTGACTTTACTTCATCGTATAGTTCCACAGATTTCTTTGAAAAAACCATTGGTGATACTGTAATTAAATTTGAGATTTATGAATCAGTGGACATGTATTTTAAAACCGCTAAAATGATATGCCATGATAGATTCGCATCAAGAGAATATATGCCATTGACTGGAAATGAAATAATATCCATTAGATATAAGAATTCCATTCACCCAGATGGCGTTCCCGAAAAGATATTACATTTTTTCATAAACGATATAAGGGAAGTAAAAAATCCAAAAGAATGGGATCGTGGTAGCAATCTATTACAGATTAGTCTTGTAGAAGCACCAATTCATTATTTTCTCTCCGCTAATTCTGTTTATAAATCATATAGTTGGGATGGTGGATCTAAATCAGCATATCCAAAAAGATCTAAAAGCATATATGATTTAATGAATGATACTATAAACCTTATACCAAACATAAGAAACTGGTATGAGATAGATATTGAACAGACCGCCGATACAGAATCCGACAAGATAAATTTCTTTATACCGAATTGGACACCTTTAAAAACTTTAAATTATCTAAGGAAATTTGCAGTCAATAAAGATGGAATGCCTTATTATGTCTGCTACATAGATCCTCCTAAAAAATTTGGAAATAAACCTACACTTGTTTGTAAGTCTATATACACACTGATGAAAACAAAAGAATATCATGTGTTTTCAAGTCAATTCGCACAACATACAAATAGGTCGCCACAAGGTTCTACCGAACCTGTTAGGGATATAAATGAAGGACAGACTGACAAGTATGATATAACTAATACTATTCGTGAAACCAGATTTAATTATTTCAATAGAATAAAATCCTCTTTCGGAAATTTATCTGGTGAAACATTCTTTACTTTTGACTATATAAATGATAACAAGTATGTTGGTTTAGATTACGATACATTTAAAAATAATTACTCTGGTCTTGGTCAATATTCTCTTCATTCTATGAATTATGGAAATCAGTGGTCCAGATTTCGTCACCATTCCTTCAACGAACCAAAGCGTTTATTGTCTATGAAGCAGAATGAATATGCATATGCCACAATTCAATCTGCCATATCATGTCAATTAGACATGACTCTTAATGAGTTGCGCCGTCCAGGTCAGATTGCCGATATAGTTTTTAAATCGCCTATGAAGGACACAAATATAGATAGGATGATGTCTGGTAAGTGGTTAATATGGAGTCAGGTAGATTGTCTTGCTGGAATCGGTGCTGCTGCCGCTTCTTATGTAATATGTGTCAAAGATGGATTTGAGAGTTTGGCATATAACCCAGACCTAACCAGTATGGATCATCTACAACCGCCGTCTAAATAGTAGAAGGGATAATTTATGCCAAATACATCTGGTAGAACAATTGATTGGGATGCTTGGAATGAGGAATCGTATAATAGAATTGATATTTGGAGAAACAAATACGATAGGGGTGAATGTGTATCAATATCTGGAAACCCAACAACACCATCACCAACCGGTTCCCCCGATTTGCAAAAGTATTGCCCGAGGATAAAAGAAGTTATGTTTTCAAAGTGTACGGAAATAGAAGTATTTTTTAGGAAGGGATAAAATGGCAGCAGTAGCAACAGTTGATTTTTATTGCGGGGATGTTATCACTATAATAGCATCAAATAAACCGTATACCGATATGACAGTCCAATCGCAGGTAAATGATTACCGGTGGGCGGATTCGGCAAAAATTCAAATATTCAATGAAAATGGTGTAATGGTGGTTGATGGTGATATGTGTCCGATTGCTGACAAAGTTGGTTGGTATTCATATAGATATAAAACAAATTGCGATTGCGGTGGAATTGGTATATTTAAAACGGAAATAACCATGACAACCGTTGTTGATGATTGTTATTCAATATCTACAACCGGTGCATCGGCATCTCCCGCTACCTCTGGGACCTCTGGTTCACCCGCCACTTCGGGGACCTCTGGATCGCCCGCTACCTCTGGGACGTCTGGGACATCTGGATCCCCTGGGTATACCGATTGCTCTGATGTAGCAGTTTATTACTTCAGAGTTAATCCAAGGAGATAATAATGCCCTGTCATGTAGTAAACAACAATGAAATATTTCTAAACGAAGCACATAATAATAATTTTATATTTGTTTTGGAGAGAATACCTTCTTCATTTTTAATGTCAAAGTTTGGAAATGATAAAAAATTTAAATTAGATGGTACTATTGAATCTATAAGTAAAAGTGGAATAGATTATATACGTGAATCTAATCAGGATACACAAAACTTTGCACTTTTTCTACAATCAGTTACTCTTCCAGATTTAAATCTATATACTGCTACAATTGACACTTCATTTGCCGCTTTAAAGGCTATAACTGGTAAATTAGAATTTGGTACTCTTAATACCAATGTTATGGGTGATGAAAATTGGTTTATATATAGAATGTTACTATATTGGTTCTACGCTGCCAGTAATCCTGAAGAATTCAATAAACTTACTACCATGGATTATTATAAAAACTTTTATATAAGTGGTAAATTATTGCTATTAAACAACCATCATGAAAAAGTTATGGAGTTTGAATTTAGAGATTTACACCCTCAGAATATGGGTCAGGTTGATTTAAATTACCAAGATGCTCAGAAAGTTATTATTCCCGTTACTTGGATATACTCCACAATAACACCGAGCGATGATTATAAAGTTATAAAGAGGATATAATTGGTTTCTTATAAATAAAGGAGATACCTTTATCTTAGGAAACAAACAATATGGATGACTTAACCAAGTATATAGAAACTAACATTAAGTACCGTCTTGGTATTCTCACGGAAGAATCGGATGGGAAAGATGAATCAAATGAATCCGATAAAACATCTGATGATGGTGACGATGGTGACGATGGTGAAGGTGATGATATATTTAGTCAAGAAGATTTAGATGCTGCTGCCGAGGGGGCCGGTGACGGTGAATCTGAAACTGATAACAGTGGAGATAATGAAGACGGTGGTGGGGATAGTGGCAGTATGCCCAACTCCAATCAACAGGTAGTATCCGACCAGGAAAAAATACGACAACTTTTCTCGGATATAGGTGATCCTAAAGTGGATTATTCATTAACATCCGAACCTAATGTTCGTTTGGCGAGGTTTAAATTCAAATACGCTGGTATAGACCCTATTACTCTGATGACCGATGATGAGAAGAAAATAGGTGTTAGGTCCGATAAACTCGAATCCAGATTAACTCCAGACCAATACCAGTTATATCTCCAAAAGAATAAAGAACTTCGCCAGGAGTTTCCACAAATAGCATCCCGTGAAAGAAAAATAATAATCTATAATTCAAACGTTCCTATGTTTTATAAAGACGAGAACGGCGTCAATAGAAACATATCTCATAAAAAAGATATGTCTAATGCTATTGATAAGATAGAGAAGTTTATGAATAAAAGTTTTGGCGAGGATTGGGTTGATAATAAAAAATCAATAAATTTCTTGCAGAACATAAAAATAAATTTCTCCGAGGAAAAGCGTATTAGACCGAATTTAATACCTATATCCTATTTTCAACCAGATGGAAAAAAAGGCATTATTGCTTTTAACAAGTTATATGCTCCCCTACCAAGTTCCATAGATAAATTCATAAATGACAATATAGATTCACAGGAAAATAAGAAAAGTCCGCTTTTTAGAACCTTTATAAACGATTATTCGGAGGGTGGAGAGGGTTCTTCTCGTATATCTGTATATTGTGTTGTTAACGATCCTAATTTTACAGAGGAATCCGCTCCAACCGACGATGGCGGTGGTGGGGATGATTCCGGTAATGAAGAATCTTCCGGTGGGGGAGATGAAGGCGGTGACATCGGTGAAGATGGTATGGACGATTCTATGGAATCTGGCGGGGGACTATAATGATTATTGTATATAATATTATTCAAGGAGAAAATAATGAGTGAAAATGAAACAACGCAAAATGAAAATGCTTCCCAACCAGTGGACACTTCCAAGGTGCTAAATCCAGTTACCAGAAAGATAGTTGAACGCTGTATTCAAGAAGTTCTATCAGAGTATGTTCAACAAACAAAACAATTTACCGCCGATTCTATACATTATCTACGCGTTAAAGTAACCGATTTGGTCAAGCAGAGATTGGGTGATGATGAGGTTGTTAGTGTTGATTTGGGATTGGATTTATCAAATATAGAGGATATTCCATTTTTCTTCAAGATAAATATACCACAGGATAAGTTAGAAAATCACTTAATGAATACAGAAACAACAACCGATACCGCTCCGAAATAAGGAAATAAATGTCACTACGGGGAAGAGGAACACGTAAGATAGAAAGGGTTACAAAGTATGGATCGGGGGGAGTAAGTTCCACCCCGATTAAAACCGTTTTACCTTACCCCCAGGTAGATTTGGAATTTAAGAATGCCAAAGCGTTACCGAGTGATGATATTCCAATTAATGAAGGTATAAAAACAACAACACGATACAATGTTCCGGTTTCAGACCATCCAACATTGGCAACTGGTGTAATAGCGCCGATATTTCTTGGCAACCCACTAAATCCAACACAGGAATTCATATACTCAAATCCATATATAATAGACCCTTCACACTTTTATAGCGATGAAGTTAAAGAGTGTAGCAAAATATTTCTTTTTGCAAATGTGGTTAATAGTAGAAGACCTGACTCTGGTATAGTAACAAAATCCCCTGGTCCGGAAAGAGTACCATACTCCCCAGCGCCCCCGAGGTTGCCAAACGACGCTGATAATAAGTATCAAGTTCTATTCGTTGAGCAGAATATATTTGACGATAAGTTTATAAAAATAAATGGTTTGAATATGATGATGAAGACAACGGGGGTTGGTGTCCCCGTTCTCCACCAGGATAGTTTAAATGTAGATACATGGTATAACGGAAAATTTAATATATACAACATTGGAAATAATGTTAGTATTGGTTATACAAATGATAATAAGTTTGATTGGGATTTGGGTGATAGATATAAATGGTCATTTGGAACTATATTCTTTTCCTATAATTTATCGACAAGTATTGATAAGAATACCGACTATACGAATAAGGATTGTAAAGTTTCCAGTTTTGCTATAGATGGAAGTTATTATTCACCTGAAGCGGATATTCCAAAAGACGTAAAAGAGGGTAAGGAAATAAAAGCGGAATATACCAAGGATATCAAACTTATTGCTTGGAGATTTCCGGTTGACAATGTGCGCGGTCCGATGGATGTTTACACCCCTGACAACATTATATCGTGGGAGGGGACTGTTGTTGAAGTTGGTGAGGATAAGTGGAAGGTCCATTTATTGGAAGATGTGCTGAGTGAAAACTCTTCAGGTGCTAAGTATATTGGTGAGGATGACGCTTTATATAACGATTACTATAAGGAAGTTTCATCATTTTCGGATCATCCGAGATTTAAAGATGTTGGGTGGTATACCAGAACAACCACGAGATGGTATAATAAAATATATGGAAAGGCGCACTATATACATTGGATTAGGCGCGTAAAACCTGGGGATTGTTTTAATATTGGCATAAATGAACATGGTAATTTAGTTTTTGAATCCGATGAATCGTGCTGTTTTTGTGATTTCCCGGATCAGATACCAGGAGTTACCCCATCTAGTTCGTCATCTTCAAGTAGTTCTTCTTCTAGCAGCAGTTCCTCTAGCAGTAGTTCAAGTAGCAGTTCAAGCAGCAGTAGCAGTTCTAGTAGCAGTAGCAGTTCTAGTAGCAGCAGTTCATCCAGTAGCTCCTCTAGCAGTAGTTCAAGTAGCAGCAGTTCTTCATCAAGTCAACATAACAGTTCTTCTAGCAGCAGCAGTAGTTCTTCTAGCAGCAGTAGCAGCAGTAGCAGTAGTTCTTCTAGCAGCAGTTCCTCTAGCAGCAGTAGCAGTAGTTCTTCAAGCAGCAGTTCCTCTAGCAGCAGTAGTTCTTCTAGCAGCAGTAGCAGCAGTAGTTCTTCAAGCAGCAGTTCCTCTAGCAGCAGTAGTTCCTCTAGCAGCAGTAGCAGCAGTAGTTCTTCAAGCAGCAGCAGTAGCAGCAGCAGTAGTTCTTCAAGCAGCAGTTCCTCTAGCAGCAGTAGTTCTTCTAGCAGCAGTAGCAGTAGTTCTTCTAGCAGCAGTAGCAGCAGTAGCAGTAGTTCTTCTAGCAGCAGCAGTTCCTCTAGCAGTAGTTCTTCTAGCAGCAGTAGTTCTTCTAGCAGCAGTTCCTCTAGCAGCAGTAGCAGTAGTTCTTCTAGCAGCAGTTCCTCTAGCAGCAGTAGTTCTTCTAGCAGCAGTAGCAGCAGTAGCAGTAGTTCTTCTAGCAGCAGCAGTTCCTCTAGCAGTAGTTCTTCTAGCAGCAGTAGTTCTTCAAGCAGCAGTAGCAGCAGTTCCTCTAGCAGCAGTAGTTCCTCTAGCAGCAGTAGCAGCAGTAGTTCTTCAAGCAGCAGCAGTAGCAGTAGCAGCAGTTCTTCAAGCAGTTCGGTAGGTGGTCCACCATGCACCCCTCCCGAACTAGGGGGACCTTTAGCAACAGATTGGAACAGTAGTGGATCTAACGGTGATTGTAATTGTGACCGCGGTGATGATATGGTTGATTATATTGGAGTTCCAAATCCTTCTGGAAAAGAGTGGTACGGTTACTGTAGAACTGGTCCTCTGGATCCGGTAACGAATGTATGTCAATATTCATATGTTGAATGGATATAAATGTGTAGTAAAGGCATAAAATAATGCTATTCCATATTCATGTGTGGGGAGTTAATGAAATTGATAACCGTGAATTAGAATTGTTAAAAAAATTCAAAGTTACCAATATTAGCATTTGGAAAAAGAAAGATAAAGATTTCTATAAAAAATGTAAAGATTTTGGATTTAGAGTAACTTCTCTTTTCCCACATATCCTTAATGAAACCAAAAATAATGAAGTATTCACCGATACAAACCAATTTTCATTTGGTATGGAAAAAATATTCGAAGAAAAAGTATGTGAAGATTTCGACGAATATAAAAATTTAATAGATGAATATATAGTTACTGATATACCTTGGTATGTAATGATAAAGCATGAAAAAGTAACAGATGGTTCCGAATTCCATATTAATCCGTTTACAGACAAATACAGTAAGATTTTTTTAGGGCAGAATAATATATCATTACCATACTGTATGAATGTTTTTAATAAAAAAGATACCGATGAGTGGTTAAAGTATCAAGATATAATATTTCAAAATTTCATGAGTAGATTTGATTTCTTAGATAGATTTGATAATAAATATGTAATACCGATATCTTTTAGAATTGATAAATCCTTTAATTGTTCAAACATACATTCCAGTGGTATTTTTGAAGAATATGTTAAAAAGTTAAAGTGTGACATATTATTAATGAACAACACCTCAGATGGGTCTAATTGGTGTAAAACTATGAAGCAAAAATATGGATCAAAGATATTAGGTGGGGTTGAGGGTGCATTAGGTTTGGTCAGCGGTAACGGCATTAGATTGAAAGAAAATGGATTCGATGGTATAATAGCAAATGAACACCATTTTTTTAACAATAGACATCCGACATTCCAAGAAATAGAAAAATCTATACAATTATTATTCAATGACTAA